GTCTTGGGTTGCCGAACGTATGGCTGGTGCCGCTTCTATTTTTGGTTTTTCTAAACCAATTCAAGGAGATTCAGCATCTAAAATTTCTTTGATTAATGCATCCAATCATTCAACTGTTGATGGAGATTCGGACGCTAGACCTTTGGCTTTGTTATCTAAACCAGGAGTTACTAGTTTAGAGGGTTTATCTGGTACACAATATGATGAGATGGATTTTTCTTATATTGCCAGGAAATACGCTTATTTTAAGCAAGCGAATTGGCAGCTTACTTCAGCTGTTGATGCTACCATTATGACTATTGATGTTCGTCCTGGAACTTTTTCTGAATTAGCGGGTGGGTTTTTACAGTTCACACCTGTAGCATTTCTTGCAACTTTTTTCACTATGTGGAGAGGCAGTATAAAACTTAAGTTTAAATTTGTTAAAACTGAATTCCACAGTGGTAGATTGTCTTTTGCTTTTTATCCCCAAGATGAGGATTATTATGCTGGTAATGCAGCTTATGTCAATAGAGTTATAGTTGACATTCGAGAAAGCAATGAAGTCGAGTTAATTATTCCTTATATTGCTCGAACACCTTGGCTAAATACTCAGGGTGGTAATACTACTATTGGCAAAGTTGTTGTTTCAGTTGTTGATCCTTTGATTGCTCCTGCCACTGTTTCTAATTATGTTACTATTTTAGCAGAGGCTAGTGGAGGTGATGATTTTGAGCTTTCAGTACCTGGTGGTTTTGAATTTACTCCTACAGTTATGACTCCACAATCTGGTTTTGGATCTAATGATTCTAAGATTTTAAGAGCTACTATTGGTAATAGTGTTGTTTCTACTGACCCTTTGATTTCTACCTCTTTATGTATTGGTGAGAAAATCACTAGTTTTAGACCGTTTCTTAGACGCTTTAATCCTATTTCTCAATCGTCTGTGGGTAATTTACCTGGTACCATTTTCAATTTAAATAAATCTGAGGTCACTATTATTCCTGATGCAATTATTGCTTCTAACGGAGCTATGAGTGTTCAGAATTTTCGTGCTGATTCCTATTCCATCATTGGTTCTTGTTATTGCTTGTCCAGAGGAGGTGTCAGGATTAGAGATGTGATTGATTTTGGACTTTATAGTCAATCAGTTTCCAGCGCTAGTGGTTATGAGGTTGTAGATGCTGTGTCTATTACAAATACTACTGCCGCTTTATTGACTGGTCCACCTGGTGAACAGGATTGTATTGTTTATGAGATTCCTACCTCAAATTATGTTTCGACTGAACAGGGTACTATGAAGCCTGTTGTTATGCAAAATATGCGTTACAATAATTCTTTGACAGTTGAAATTCCTCAGTACACTATGGGTTATGCTAGGTGTGTTCCTGACATTATTATATATTCCGGTGAAACCATGACTCAGAGAGATAAATATTTAGGAGGTGATACTTCTTCTTCTACTAAAGCAGTAGTTAGGATTAATACTCCTAATTTACGTACACCAGCTGGTCTCACTGGTTATTCTTTACATAATTTGTATAGAGCTGCTGCTGATGATGCTTCCTTTAGTGTTTTTATTTCAGTTCCTCCTATGGCGTTCAATCCTGAAAACACTATGAAGTCTGGTTTTCATTAACTTGTTTCCAAGCTTTATAAAAGTCCGAAGACTTAAAACTACTAAGTGGATTAGTTTTATCCATACCCAATGCACGGGTTTGTAAATAAATAGTGCAGCATTTTGGTTGAGTGCTGTGAAGTGAAACGGAAAGTCCTATTGTGCATGCTTTCCTTTTCGCGTAGTTAAAGTTGTCTCACAACTCGGTAGATATTATCGGTGGGGCAGCCCACCCTAAGATGAATTACGCATCTCTCTAC